TTTCGCCCCATAACATTCCGGTCGCGCCGGTTCCATTTAAATCATTTGACCGGAGATAGGTAGATCTCCTATGACTCTAGATTAACAATACATCGGATAATGATGATATATCACTGCCCTATCAACAATTCCACACACTGATGCTGCATCAGCATATGACATTGGGCACTGAATCACATTTCCAAATGTACTCTCACCCCAAGCGATTTCTTCTAATCGACCTGATGTGTCGTAATCTAACCTTTTTAAGATGTGCCTTAACATCTTGTCATCTATTTTATCTTTCAACATAACCAAAATCGGATACTTTAGTAGTACACCAAAATTCCTATTATGTTTATAATATAATATCTGACGTAGTGACATTACTTTGTTAATTGCCATGACTGGTAATCGTCTTAGTTCTACATCTAGATCACTGATGATCTGTGAACGTACATGTTCATTCTTGGCGTATGACGCTGTCAACATGTCCTCTTTCACAGATGTTTTCAATTCTATTAATGTGTCTTTTTCGATTTCAGTCAAACAATTACTTAAGTAATCATCTGTTGCGTATGATTTATAGTCCCCACGCAAGACTACTCTCTTGGTTTTAACATCTACACCCTCTGATAAGAATCGTAACACTTTATATCCCTTCCAAGCTGGACGTTTTCCAAATAATGGTCCTCCTTCGATTGCCCATTCTCCCATCATTATATCATGACACTCCTGTTGTGTCAATCTGGTACTTCTACTCATCGACCTTATAAGCATTTGTATTACACGAGATGACCTACCACGATTTAAAATAGTTCTACTCATTGATACCCAATTCATCAGTGATCTTGACGGATCTAATATTTCACTGACTTCCCAATTGCCGCTAATTAATCGACCAATTGATCGCATAACGTAACCTGTTGCTGATTCACGATTCACAGCAATCCTCAGAAACTCACCACTAACTGATCCAATCGATTGCTTTTGAGGATTCATTTTAATATTGAATCGGTCAAGATTGTCAAAGAAATCATCGAATACTTTAGGATCATCCGTTGCGGCAAATACATCATCACCTGTGTGCATGGATTTTATTCTATTCCATCCATCACCAAAAGCGATTTGCACATAACATCTATTTAGTATACTATTGAAAAATGATGTTGCCCGATGACCTGTCATCAATGAATATCTAGCCAGTCCTACTTTTTCTCCCTGGTAATAAATCATTTGATTATCGATTGATTTTATCAATTTTTCGCTTTTAATCACATCAAATTGAACATAATTACAAACAACATCTAGAACGATTTTGTGATGTTCCAATTTCTGTTGTGTATCAAATGCATCAAAGTCTAACATTATATTAATACCAGACATTATTTCCAACATTCGAGAACAAATATCATATGTTCCTTTTCCACCAGGATTCAGCAAAACAGATTTATTCTTCCACGCTTTTTCAATTGGTGCTAATAATTCTTCAAAACATGCATAAGTATGTGTATCTACTGCCAATAACGGTCGTCCAGGTTTGCCAATTTCTGGTTTAACTGATCCGCTAACGATGGATTTTCCTTTCCATTTATTCAGCATATTCTCAGACACATTTTCCATAGCTGACTTACGATACATCCTCTCATCAATCGTCAATTTCCAATCTTCATTCAATCGACTGAGCATATTACTATGTCCACCATTTGTTGTCCACAACCATCTACTCAACCATTTCTCATCACTATAAATAGGATCATATTTTTTAAAATCTAGTTCATCACGCAATATCTCAACTATCACTTCACGCAATCTATTTTCATCAATCCTGATTGTATCAACTGATAACTTTTTATCACAACGATCCTCACATTTTTTACGCATATCAATCAACACTTCAGGCATTCCTTGTAGACTCGCCAATTCGCAGAAACATGATCCCATATCTAATGAATTTAGTCCTAAACTCTTAATGATGACATTTAGCAATTTACTGCCTTCATAATCATTAATTGCTCGCACCATCATTTCCATTGGACGATTGATGAATCTTTCAACTACAATTGATGATAACACACATGCGGTTGCTTTGTCATTAGTCCAATCATTCATGTAATTTGACAATCTTATAAATTCACCAGCCATACCACGATCAAATCTAATCAAAGACTCCCAAACATCACTAAACCAAACATTCGTCTTTAGACCCTCTGTATGTGCTTTCTTCACTCTAAATGGTTTACTGTCTCTCTCATGCATCAACTCATTGTACATCGAATCACCACTCACTAATTCATTGAGCGGACATAGAGTATTATCAATTAGCCAAAACAAGTTATCATCTCCTATCAAAGTTTGGTACACTGAATGTGAAAATAATAAATTAACTGACAAACTCAATTTCATATCGATACCATTCAGTTTGATCAATGTTACTATTTGATGATTGTACTTCATATTCACAAAGTCTCGAATCCAATCTTCATTTATTATCTTAGATGATTCAATCACCTTCAAGAGAATTGTTGCTAATCGCCCCAATTCTGAACGCCTCTTCGTATACTTTGCACTTATTTTATTATAAACTGCATCAATAAAGCTGCTACTCTTTATTGTAATGCATGAAATCATTTCATGATTTACTTTTTTATCTTTTTTGTTTTTATGATTTTTTTGTTTTTTTGTTTTTATAATTTTTCTTTTGTTTTTATTTTTTATATTTTTTTTGTCTTTTTTATTTTTAACATTTTTTTGTTCTTTTATATTTTTATAATCATCAGTAGATGACGAATTATTGATGGTTCCCCCATCCTTCATCTTCATAATGTTTCAGGGCCTGCACTACCTGAATTCTCCTCACCTGGATTATTCTCAGTATTAGTTGCATCACCACCGTCATCTCCATCATTGTGCGCATTGTTATCTGTCGCATCAACTATTGTTTGTTGACTCTCGTGTCCTAGTACGGTCCGCCGCTCTGTCCTATAACGATTACTTTGTTCGGTTATCGTATTAGGATTGATCACACCACGTCTTCTAATTCCTTCTGCTGTTACAGTGTCACTCGGAATAGCATTGTACGTCGTGATTGTCTCAGGATCAACAACTTTCTCAGCAATATATTCGGTAGCTGAAAACATTGATTCAAAGCTTCTCTTCAAACCGTGAGCCTTGAACATCTGTCGACTATTTCTCAGTGCAGCAATTCCTGCAGTTCTGTCTCTGCGCACTTTACGGGGCAGATCACACACTGTCTTACTATTACTAATCCTATTCGGAATTGATACTGTCATCGTAACCACTGCCTGTTCTAGTTCATCTTTGTTAAACATGTGGTTGCATTCAACGGCAAATGTTGTTTCATTCATAACATTATGTCGCACCAAATATGTCATCGTCCCGCCCACATATGAAAACTCAGCTGGATGTGGTATTGCAGATTGTCCTCTGTTCCACATATATGCAGCGACATCTGATTTTGCTGTCAACAATGATGCACTATCACTGTCACCGCCTGATAGTGACGTCTTTTCTGGCAAAAATCTGCAGGGTAACATATTACTCAGACCGTTCAACGCATGATCTTGGAAAAACCATACTCCTGGGTTCTTTCTGATGCCACCATTGTCGAAACTGAACATTGACACATTACCGATTGAGTCTAATAATTTGGGATTCTCAAACGCCTTCATTTCAGTTGCACAACTTGTACCACACATCACACCTAATCCATTTGCTGTCATTGTACTTGCATCCTTCGTTCTGAAAAGTGATGTCGGTTCAATCCAGTAATATGGTGAGACAACTTGATACTTGAGATGACGCGATTTCGACACACGCGGTGCTGACATTGAGAATTGTAACATTGATTCAACAACATGCTCACCTCCATTAGTGCCAAACAGCCTTGTAATATTTTCGACATAATTGCGGATAAAATCACTACAATCATTTGATATCTGAGAAGCCAAATCTTTTGCTTGATTATCAGCTTCTGTCTTTGCTGTCGAAAAAACTGTTGCATATTGTATTCCATTAATTTTCATTCCTGGATCACTCAATGCACTCATTGCTGCACTTTGCAATAATATACTATCAACTACAGATGTGAATGAGAAATCACGATTAGCTGATGGGCTTGGCATTGCTGTGTACTTGTCGATAGAATCAACATAGATTGCACCAAATGGATTTTGATATTCACCTACGCGCAATATATCTCTCATCAATCCACCTTCATCACAATGACCAATCACTGATGCGATACTATGTAAACCTTTCACAATTGCCATTGCCATGATTGCGCCATTGTTTGACTCGTCATACATTGACATCAATATACGTAGAGCATTGTATACACCACTTGCTAAAATTGCGTCTGTATGTTCAGTATATAACACTGCACGATTTGAACTTATTTCCACAACATCTGTCCAGACAGTCGATCCATATGCTGAGCAAGCAGCCACAAGACTCATGAAAGTTGCTGGATTTCGTAAACTGTCAGTGATTCTTGGTATAAACACAGATGTTTCACTTGCCGTTATGTTTTCCGTCACAGCTTGTAATGATCGCAACTTCAAATCCTGACCGCATGATATATCAGATAATTTGAGACTCCCACTGATTGTATACGCAGCTAGGCATTTGGCTAAGTGATAACCGACAGCTGACAAATCTGCATATTTGTACGAAGCATTAAATGCAGTATATTTTCTTTGACACTGGTCAACAATAGATGAACTCATATTTGAAATTTCAATTGGTTGACTCATCTTATGGCAGGTGTCTGAATTGTCAATTTTTATTGACCTCTTGATTGGATGACTTCTTGCTCCAATCTCATATACGATTGACTTCGCTGTAGCATCATGCTGACCATTCACCTTAGTGCTCATTGACAGTGTAGCCGCATATCTGCGCATTTCATCTTTCTCTAACTTTCCTGTTGTACTGTTAGACAGACAAGCATGTAGCAGATGCTTATCTGACTTCACAACACTGGGAACAGTCAAGTTAGGCCTATTTTTAATACTTAACGCTGTATTACTTGATTCATTGGATTGTTCGTTATTATCAATCATAGGACCCCTATGATAATACCGCCCACGTATAATACGCCAATTTCAGTTAGTCACCGGGTTCTGTCAATCTTTTTGGGTGGGGCTACGAATAGTTCCCACCCTCAGTTCTGTACTAACGGATCATCTATAACTCGAATCTTTCATGCGTTAATGTCAATTTTCCCA